CGCGCATCTTTTTACGGCCATGGCTAGGCAATGAATGTTGACCCTGACCTTGTCTCGTTTTTTTCGGGCGAGACTCAATTTTTACAGTTGCACTTGATTTGGGTTTTGCCATGGTTAAGTGGATTGGCTTGTACAGCTTAACGCGGAATTGACTTGATAATATTTTGAAGTTCACTAACTGCAATCATTGCTTGCACAGCCTCCTCAGAACCAGGCTGAGCCTTCGAAATGATGCTTAATTGACGATTTAACTCTTGCTGCAAAGTAGGGTACTGCCCACCAGTTGCTTCAGGTGTTTCAGACCAGGCTTTTAAATCTGTGTACTTTCCTGCTAATTTCATTACCATTTCACCTTATGGGACCAGTATCGTGCAGACATGATGTCTGGGTTAGAATCCTGGGCATTATGTCTTGCGTAATATGACTTCTTCCTTGCTTTATCCTTAGCTGTTGTTGGGTTCTTGCCAGCGCCTTCTACACCTTGTTGACCAAAACGCACGATCTTCTCTTCACCGCCTTTGCATGCTTTGACCACGTGACTCTTGGTGGGGTGCCCAGGAGTCTTCCGTGGTTTGTTGCACTCCATAGAATCTTTATGAAGCTTGGCAGCGCTAGCCGCTTTACGTGATTTATCTGACATGAGTATTAACCAAATAGTGAACCAAGTCCGCTGCTGCCGAAGAGGGAAGGAGCGCCTTCATCTTCTTCGTCTGAAAAATAATCAAAATAACTTGAGCGAGTTGGTTTATATGTTTCTTTCTTTTTTATAGTATCATCAGAAAGCATTTTATCAATTGATCCCATTGCAGCAAAAGGATCAGAAAGATCAGGCAAACTGAATCCCATCAGTCCTTGCAATCCTTTTACTGAACTAGCCTTGCCCACATCTAAAGGCATTAAGTTTTTGTCTTCTTTGGTGGCATCAGGAAAAAACTCAGTATAAAACTCTGACTCACTTCCGCCATAACCTGCCTTCTGAAAAATATTAAACAGTGCGCTGCCACCAGCAGGCGCTTCAACTTTCTCGTCTGTGTCTCTTTGGATATAACCAAATCCCAACTGTTCTTGCGTTGGTTTAATCTTTTGTTCGTTTAACTGTTTAATGCGTTCACGTATGTCAATTGCTGGGTCGGTACTTAAGATGCTCATCAATGCACCTTTAATTTCTTCAGCCGGATCCGTGCTTGTATTGTAACCAAGACCTTTTAACTTCTCTTGGAGATCACTTGGTAAATTTGCAACGTCTAATTTATCAACAAACTCTTTGGCTTTTTGTTCGGCTGAAACAAAACTAAGGAAAACCGGATTACCAAAAGAAGTTTTTTGGTTTTGTAACGCATCCGCCAAGGGACCTTGGATAAAAGAAGCTAGGTCATTCCTTGAATAGGTATCTGCAACGGGGTCGTAATTTTTATCTTTACCGATTACAGCGTAATGTAAACGCGCAAAATCATTCTTATTTTCTAAATCAATACCATATTCATAAGCAAGTTGACTCCAGGTTTTACCATTTTTTACAGCCTGATCACTATTGCGTGCGTCCCAGGAACTCTGCACGCCTTGCTTCTGTTGTTCATATAGATCTTTTTTGGTTTGTACATCGGTACCAGAAAGTAATTCAGGGTTCCAGTAAAAGTTGGGGTCGAATTCTTTTTGTGTTGTTTTTGCTCCAAGTTCATTAATAAAAGTCTGCGCTTGTTTGTTGGCAAAGTCTTTTAAAGCACTTGAAGCAAGCTGAGTCTGCAGAACGTTTTGCTCATCTTCTTTAACGTCCATGTAACTAATAAATTCAGCAATTGACTTTGAAGTGTCAAAGCGAGGCTTCAAGTAATCTTGAACAAAAGAATTGGCAAATTGCTTTTCAACTTGATAGGTTTTAGCGGCATCCTCTGGGCTTGTAACTTGCGACATCTCTTGATATCGCTTGGCAAGTGTTTCGTCAAACCATTGCTGCCAATTGTATTGAACGGATGAACCTATGCCTAGGCTACGATCTAAGCTTTCGGATAGACTTTTGCCAAGCTTGGAATCGCCCCCAAAACCCATGTACCCACCAGCGCTGCTGTCACCCAAGATTGAGTTTTTAATGTCTTGCTTGAAGCTGTTGACACTGGGCATGCCCATGCCCTGAAGCATGTCCGACATTCCTTGTTTCTTAAGCGCTTTCGAATATTCGCCTAATGTCTGCTTCATGACATCAGCAGACAGAGCGCCAAAAACTTGCTCGCTTTGTTTGTCAATGTAATCTTGAGTTGCTAATTCAGCAAGAGATTCAGGTTTGTCGGTTGATTTCCCTATTATTGTTTGACGCAAAATCTGACGTTCTCTGTCGGTAGGTGCCCTTAAAGTTTCTTTGTAGGTTTCCAGGGGGCGTGGCTTACCTAACCGACCACTTGGTGCGCCAACAAACGTATAGTTTGCATGCAGAAAAGAATCTAGATCTGCGTATTTTTTCGTGATGTCGATATCGGCAATTTTCCTGCCGCCAAATGAAACTGCGGAAGAAGCACTGTTCCAGGCTTTGACTTCCTCTGGAACTTGCTTGGAGTAAAATTTTGCATCAAACTTATCAAGCGGGACACCTTGCTTGGAAGAATCCCAAACCTGCGCCCCTGTTGCTTTCTGATAAAAATTCTCAACCGATTCAATGGTCTCGTCGTCAATATAATCTTGAGCGTTACTATTGTTTTTTTGAAGAGTCTGATCGAGAGACTCCATTAACATCTTGTAGTTTTCCGGACCTTGAATTCCGTTCAGGCGTTGTGCAATCGTATCTGCCACTGTGACTTCATCACTTGTTGCATCCTTAGGAAGAACAGGTTTCAGTAAGCCGTTAACAGTAGTGAAACGAATCATGACGCTTCTTTGCGTAGCTGTAAATCAATTAGATTGAAACCGTCTGGTTCCATCCAAGCTTTTATTCTACTTAGTTTTTCTTCCGTAAAAAAAGACTGCTGGCGGTACCAGGTCTCCATTTCAGAAGATGCTTTGTTTGCGTTACATTTCTTGCATGCTGGAACCAGGTTGTTTCTATTGGAGCACCCAGATTTAAAACGTGGGACAATGTGATCTAAGCTTGTGGCTTGTTCTTCGCAATAAGCACATTCATGGTTCCAGGCTTGATATATACTTTCTCTGAATCGTTTCTTGGCAAGTTTTGGTCTTAATTCAACTAGCAAGGCAAGGGGCTCGTGCTGGCTGCAAAACATGCTCTTCAATTGCCGTTAATTGATTCTAATTTCCCTATGCATGTTTCTTTTAACAGAATAAAGATAAAAACTTGCTTAAGGCAGTTGACAGGTCATTGACACCCTGTAAGGTACGTAGGTAATGACTGCCGCCTCCATGGCTAAGTATCCAGGTTGGGTCTCTGCCCAGCAAGCAGGAGAAATCCTCGGCATTGACCGCAAGACACTCTTCAAGTACCGCGATGACGGTACCCTAAAGCTTGGCCCGCACTTCGCAGCTTTTGACTGTACGCGTTCTAGGGATAGCTACCTGTGGAACGTAGCTGCAGTACGTAAGCACCTGGACAAGCAGGAGAAGCTTGCCGCTATGTTGTGAGTGGTGACAAGGGTGGAGAACAGCAGCTCCGGTGATCCGGGGCTGTTTTTTTATGTGGGTTCAATTCCACTTGCGTAAGCTGCCCAGGCCAGACCCACTGCTTCCATCGTCGATAACTCCCCACTGGTGTAAGGAAGATTTATCACATCACCAGGGGAATAAACAATAGGACTGCCGCTGTAATAAACAGGGCTGTTACCAAAGGCACTGGCATTTAGCTGATCAGTTGACAACACGTACTTAGTTTCAATTACTTCTCCAAATTCAGCCACTTGTGAATGCTCCGTCTTTACGCTGTATCTCAAAGTTAGCACGTTTAATAAAACTGGTCGGCACGTTCAAAAGCTTTTGCATCATTGGCAGTAACTGTGGAGATTGGAAGTTACTTGGCGGCAAGTCCATATACTTAAGTCCATTAATAGAATCCACGTACTCAGCATGTTTCTTCATAACGCTTGATTCGTTGACAAGCTTTTGTTCCCACCTGACCATGCCTTCATCCATGTCGATGGGCACATCAGAGGGTTCAGGTAAGATAATTCCTTCTTGAAACCGAAGTGCATAAATGTGTTTGCAGTATCGCATCTCATCTAACAACGGAGTCCAGTAGTCATCAAAACTGACAATCTGGTTGTCTATAGCTTTGTAGTCAACAAATGTGCCGGGGCCTTCCGCTGCACCTGCACTTGGGACATTACGTAGATACCTTCCACCAAAATCTCTAAACAGTCCAGGATTGTCTATTGATTCAAATGTAAGCTCCAGGCGCCTGTTAACGTTTATATCCGTGTCTGCATTGTTGTTTATGTTTCCAGTTGCATCTGTTATTAGCTCATGGCGTCCATACTTCAACGAAGACGGCTTTGTATAAGGAAATCTCTTTGACTCACTGCCCTGCATGTCACGGAAATATGCGTAACTGCGACGACTAAAGTCCTGGCAAGTACATGCATACCTTGTGCCAAGCGTCAAGAATCTGTTGATTGCAGGAGGTCGGCTGGCTGGCGTAACAAACACACCATCAGGTGTTGACTCAAAGGAACCTGCTTTTTTTAATGTAAGAATTCCAGTAGCGCCGTCTACGTCTAGTAACAATGCCTGGACGTAACCGTATCTTTTATTCGTAGACGGATTTAACGTATCACTTGTCAGAGGCGTGCCTCCAGGCTCCAGGAGGCGGTCCTCGATGATCTCGCCGTTTAGTGGTTTAAGTGCTGCGTTACTGCCGACAGGAGGCACGTAGAGCGGCGCTGGGAGTGGGTTACTTGTGCTCCAGGTTCCTGCCAGCTGTACGTACCAGTTATCTGCGTCTTCTGTGACAGAGGCAACACTTGCTCTGGTGCCAGTGGAATCAAAGACGTTGTCAAAGCGCAATAGCGCACCAACACGACAACCTGTCCAGTGAATTCCAAATTCGCGGTTCGCTGTTGGAAACCCTTGTACAACACCAACAATTAACGGTTGATTGCCAGGGGGCACTATCGTCCCTGGAGGTGTTGGCATTGTGTAACGGAAAGGAAACGTTAGTCCTCGTTGGATGCCTACTGTTACAGCAAGCTCATATCCACGACGCCACCTTGTCCATGCAGATTCCCTATCCATTGCAACAATGGAGTTAGGCACTGCACCACTAGAAAACTCTGTGGTTATTGGTTTAATTGCCGCAGGTTTAAACTCAATCCTTTGGCTGAAGTTGCCAAAAAGATCACCCTGTTTGGGCGACATGTCTTAGAAGAATCCGCCTTGTGCGTAAACGTATGCGCCAGGGATGTACCCGGAACTGTTGGGGCCGTCAGGAAACACACCAACGTAAAGGCGGTCGCCCCGCTCCAGGTAGATGCCTTTGTTGCGCAAAGGAGAAGTCTGACCAAGTCCGTTTGTATTGCCAGCGGAAACAGACGGTACCGCCAACTGAGGCATTACGTCAGAACAATCAACTTCTTGTGTATCTGCCGGCACACGCTTGGCAAATACAACCTTGTAGTCACCAGAAGCGGGGATGGGTGTAGTTGTACCACGGGTGTGGTAAACAACGAAAGTTACTTCGGGCTGGTAGCCGTACCGAATTCCGTTATAACTAAAACCGCTTCCAATACCACCTGAATAAATCAAGCTGGTATTAATACCAGTTAAGGTGGTTGCACCTGTGTAGGTGTAGTAACCATATCCGCTTTGCGCAGGAGTGGTAAGTACACCAGTCTGAGAGATAAAAACAATCTGACCGCTGGTTAGCGAAATAGGAGTGCCAGAAGTTGCTGTGGTTACCGTGTAGTCCGGATCACGGTAGTAATCATTGCGAACAATACTGATAGAGTCAACAACACCACCACTGTTATTGTCTTCGCTAAGGGAGGCGTCCATGTCCACCAAAATGGAGGGCGCTTGGCCCCCCTGGACAAACAGTGTATTAGTTGATGCACTGCCTACCGTTTGAGTAGTTACGCGCACTGAATCAAACAGCGGGCGATCAACCAGCAAGGGCTGCTTATTTGTCGATGTCGAACTCAATGTAGACTAAACGCTCTGTCTCTGTTATATTGACAGGGCGCCTCCGGGAAACTCTCCTTATTCTAATGGTCCAAACCATCTTTGTTTGTAAAAATTGTGGCAACAACTGGCCTTTAGAAAAAGCTTTTGCTAAAAAATAATAAAAACCCCCGCTTAAACGGGGGTTTCCTTAACGTGATTTAACCAATAGGTCTCATGTTAGCTAGAAAATCTAGCGAATCAATCTCTGGGACAGGAGTTAACAACCTAGCCATTAACTCTTGCTTTACCAGATCAGTAGTAGAAAGTTCCTTGGGTTGATTGCCAGCCATAGCTGACATAAACCCTTGCAGGAAACTAGCGGCAGATACGTCTTGTCCTTTGCCAGGCTGCTGTTGAACCGTTTCCGTATCAGTTGGAATATCACCAAGAACACGTTGTGCGTTCTTATAAAGATCTCCACCTTGCTTGAAACGCGGCAAAACACCTGCAACGGAAGTACCAAAAGAATCTTTGGCATTCAACGAAACGTTTGGATTTCCACCAAGTACTGTTGCATATGCGCGATCAATACCCATTTGACCGGGTTTAAAACCACGGTCTTTAAAGTATTGAAGAACTTTAGGCATTTGGCCAGCCCTGGTTTGAGGCCCAGAGATGCCATAGAGTTTTTGTTCGTTTTGACCGAATTGAATTAAGCCTTTATGGCGACCGCCCGCACCCCCAACAATATTAGGGTCCATGTTGACGCCAGACTCAAGCGATAGGAATGCACCGAACTCATACGGATGCAAGCCAAGCTCCCTGGCACCCCGGATGATTGCCATCCGTTCTTCATTTGGAAGAATACCAACTTTAGGCGTAGCCATAACGTCTGGTTTAACTTTCTCCTACCCAATTTGAACTTGCTTTAAGACCAGGGATAAATACGGTTTGCAGCGCAAGGGCCGTAGCTAGATAGGTCAAAGTACGTTTAACAAACTTAGGGCAGAGAATCATGGTTTTAAAGCAACAACACTGGCACCCGTAGATCATAGATCTGTGTCCAGTTGGCTGGGCTTACATGCCTTGCAATGCCAGAGGATTATTTCTTAAGTTGTTGGAGAAGACGTTCAAAGTCTGCAGTGTCTAGAACAGAAGGCTGACCAAATGCACTTTGGGCTGCAGAAGCCGCAGGAGCCTGCTGTGGGGCGCCAAAAGAAATTGCAGGTGTTTGCGCCAGGGTTTGACCGATACCGAAGCCTGTTCCATAACCAGTCCCCTCAGGGAACGCAGGAACACTGGTAGGGAAGCCTTGGGGAGTAGGTACTAATTGCTCCTGCATGCCAAAGCCTTGTCCTGCGCGTGCGGCATTACCTGCAAGTGTGCCTTGAATTGCGCCGTACCCAGCTTGACCTTGCTTTACTTTTGCGGCAAGAGTTGGATTTGCCTTTGCCCACATCTGCATGCCCAGGTCTTCTGCAGATTGTTCGGCAGCCGATCCAGCGCCAGCAGCAACTGCTTTCTGACGGGCAAGTTCGTAACGCTGAAGCTCAGGGTCTTGTGCGGTGATTTGTGCAACGCGTGATGCTTCTTGCTGGTACGCACGCTCGGCAGCGGGAGAATAACCACCCTGCGGGGAAGAAAAAGAAGTTGTATATCCAGCATTGCCTCCACCGCCGCCACCGCCACCTGCCGCTAAACGTAGCTCAGCATCGCGATAAGATACACCGTTGGCACTTGGAGGAATCCGGCCAATCGCAGGTTTGGCATACGGATTTCGTCCTTGCATAAGCTGCCCACCAATGTACTGCAGCTCATTCCAGGCAGCGCGGCCCGCGTCGTTATTTTTAGTTGAGGGAATAGCTCGCAGGGCTTTATCTAATGTTGAACCTGTACGTCCTTGATTAAACAAAGCAGCGCCTGCAGCGGGAGCAGCAACAAAGCGATTAAGTACTCCTCCTAAACCGGCAAGTTCTTTGCCCATTGCAAAACTAGGCATAATTACCTCCAAACCTCATGTAAATAAATGCGAGAGCCAACTGCTGTGTCGGCAGGTCCAGGTAATGCCTGGATAAATTCAGCGCCAGAGCGTTCGTAACGGTAACGGGCCTGGAACGGATCCTTGTAGTTGGGTACGTAAAGAATGCCAGCTAAACGGTTTGTTTCGTAGAGATAAACCTCGTCCCAAACCTTTAATGCTTCTTTGGCATTGCTAGACCGGATAGTACGGTCAACGTCGCCAGCAATACTTTCAAGGCGAGTGGAAGGAGATAATGCAACTTCTGTTTTCTTTTCAGCCGTATCACAACGACTGATCTGAATTGCAATTTTGTCGTAAAAGTAAGAATCAGGGACGGTATTAAGAGCTTCTTCTAAACGAGCATAGTCACCCGCCGGCACGGAAACCGTGAAGTAGCCCAGGTGGTACCGGACTCTACTTTTGTCAAAATCGCTGAGCTGCACAGCTTACTTCCGTATGTTTTTAATTATAGATGTAGTGAATTAAACAGCGTACGGATTTGGCATGGACGCAAGCATTTGCATGTACATATCAGATGAATCACGTGGTTGTATAAGTTGCTGTACAAATTGACGCTTTATAGCTGTTTGCGGACTTTCTTTTGGAGTCCCACTAAAGCCAGTGCCAAGCAGATAACCAACCAAAAACTCTTTGGGATCAGTAGTTGCGCTAGAAGAAACAGCACTAGAAGGAGTCGAAGCTTTAGATCCGGTAAGATCAGCTGCTTCGCCTAAAGTTTTCATGTGACCATAACCAAGTTCATATTTTTGATCTTGTGTGGTCCAGGTGGCAAGGTTACCATATCCTCCCGAATTAGGACGCGGCGTGAATTTAACGTCTCCCTCTACGTAAATTTCAGTTCCTTCTGCGCCGCCATAATCACGCCCTCGGTGATATGTACTAGCCCCTGGAATGCCAGTATTACGTGCCCCAAAACCAGAGGTCATCGTCAGACCGGCGGCGGGATTCAGTATCAATCCACCTTTTTCGTCTGCGATGTACTTAGGTACACGATTAGGCCCTACTCGAACATTTAAAAACTTGCTTCTATGAATGCCTGGATCTTCATATTCACCCGTAGTTAAATTTTTAATATAAGCATGCAGGTGTGGCCCAGAAGAAACTCCTGTTGAGCCAAGTTGTCCTAATCGTGTTATTTTTGCCATACCAACATTTTAAGAGTAAAAAACCCCTGGTTTCCCAGGGGCAGAACTTGGAGATGAGAATTAAACCCTAATTAAATCAGCAGCGAACACTGCATCCCAATCGATACGCCCAACTTGTCGCAGTTGTTCGAGAGTGTTGAACCTTTCACCCGATAAGGACATTTGAAGGTCTTTAATTTCTCGAGCTGTTTTCAATCCAACGCCTTTAATATGATCGGCGATCATTTGAGCGGTAGCTGAATTGATGTTTAAACGAACATCCGGTGGGAAAGTTCGCGGCTCTTCTTGTGCAGCTTTATCTTTTACTTGAAGAGTTTTTACTTTTTTAGTAGCCTCTTCATCTGGCACCAGCTCAGTTTTATAAGCGGTGAAAAGGCGACCGTCTTGATCTTCGACCATAAACCAATCGCCGTTATCCCATTCGCTTACAACCTTGAGGCGAGCGCCTGTTTTTTTGTGTTGATAAAGCATTGACGGAATGGTTGTCATAGGACCAGTAATTACCTGGTCCTAGTTTAACCTAATCAGCTAACGGTGCGACCCGTCAGATAACCATCAATATCTTCGTAGCCAGGCGCTTCATCGGGTTGGATGTAGCACACTTCAACCACCAAGTAACCAATGCGGCCAGCGGCAGAGTCAGCAGTGGAGATATAGAAACCACCGGAAGTAGCAGTGCTGTTAGCAGTTTCCTTGGCAAACACTTTCAGGGTGGTGCCAGTGGTAGCAGCGTAGTTGACGTTACCGGCGGTAACACCAGCAGCGCCGCTAGCAATCAGGAAGGGAGCAGAGCCATAACCAGCGGTGCCACCAGCGAAGTAGATTTCGCCCACCTGAGTACCGGACACAGTGGAGGTAAGGTTCGCCTGGATCACACCTTCGCCAACGCCAGAAGCCGCGGTGGGGCTACCAGCGTTGCTACGACCGAAGGAGATGACGTTACCGGTGGCGGCATACACACCAGAGGCCACGCGACCATCGCCCCAGCCAGAGGCCACGGAGATAGCGGTGCGGTACACGTAAGCAGGCAAGGTGGTCGTACCAGAGATCACCATGCCGGTGATGTCGGTACGGGTGTCGTCCTGGCGGTAAGGCGAAGGAACGATCACATCAGCGGCAGCAACACCGGAGCCAGAGACAGCGGTAACTGCAACGTAACCACGCTGCTGGAAGTAACGATAGCCAGGGGTAGCCAGCACCGAAGTGGGGCCGCCCTTGGAACCATCATTGGTACCATCTTGGCTGTTGTCAATGTTTTTATACCAGCCGTTCAGGGGCTCAGCCCAGTTGCCGGGATAAATTTTCTTAGCGGACAAATAGGTCATTTATCTTTTCCTATAAATGTGTATGGTTAACTATCAGACAGTACCGTCATCAGACACATAGCTGAATGCGGTGGTCACGAAGTCCTTGTTCAGGATTTCGAAGCCGGCATACAGTTGCCAGATCAAGATGATGAAGCGGCTGAAGTCGTCGTTGTTGTTGATCAGAACTTGAGCATTGGGGCCGCCAATACCCACGCCGATCGACTGAGGACCGAAGAAGTAACCTTGGGCAACTTCTTGGGAAGTGTAGGTGGAACCACCGTTGAAAGAAGTGCTGACGTTCTTGGTCGGGAAGTTGGTCGACTCGAAGAACTTGACGCCTTCAAACTGCACGCCGGTAGGCATAACAGGTTCGCCAGCCAGGAAGTAACCTTGACCAGCTTGGGGACCTTGGTAGAAGCTGGCGTTGTTAGGCAGCATGGGGTTACCCATGTACATGCCTTGGCCAGGGTTACCAGCGTAACGGGCGATCTCACGGAAATCAGGGTCACGACGCAGGTGCATCATGAAAGTGGGATCGCAAATACAGCGATACAGACCATCAGCAAAGGTAGGGACGTTACGCTTGCGCAGGTCCTTAACAATGTTCAGCAGGTCGGTACGCACCGAGAACTGCTGCAGATCGGCAGTATACTCAGTGGAGCTATAAGAAATGCGGCCGGAGCTATCTTTGGCTTTGCCACCAGGGAAGTAGTAACCACCTTGAGTAGTACTAGCCTGGCCATTGGCTTCGGCTTTGGCAAGTTCGTCAATAAAGACGCGGTCGCGCCAACGACGATAGTCATCAAGCAGCGTCAGGCTACCGATGGACTGGTGGAACATATTAAGGTTCCCGCTATCCAAAAGCAGGCGCTGCGCGGTGATCAAGGTCTCACGCGCAATCTTGAAAGTGCTAGGCTGAGTAGGATCGCCGGGGTCTGCAGGGCCGGTGTACTCTTTGAGCACCACCAACACCTTTTCCTTGGTGATGTTACGGCTGTTAGCGGTACCGATAGTTTGGTCGGCAATACGCTCACGGCTGTCCTTGGTACCAGGGGTACCCCAGAACTTATAGCGGTCCAACTGAACAGTTTGACCGGGCTGACGGGTGAAGTCGTGGACAACCACGGGCTCCACGGCCATTTCAGTAATGT